ACTTCTTATAATCACAATTTTAGAAAAATGTATGCTGGAAAAGGATACGTATACGATTTTGACAAAAATAAATTTTTAGCACCACAACCATATGCATCATGGTCATTAGATGAAAATGATGATTGGCAAGCTCCAGTTGCTCACCCTACAGATACAGAGAACAAATTTATTAGTTGGGATGAAGCTGGTCAAAAATGGATTGCAAGAGATCTAGAAGATAATAATTATAATTGGGACGCATCAGGTCTAGCTTGGGTGTCCGCATAGGAGGACATTAAATGCCAAGTACTAAAGGCGGATCTTTAAACGGTGGTATTATCGGTAAGACCAACTCCACATCATTTGGTAAAAATAAAACTACAAAAGTAACAGCATCAGGCTGTTACACTACACCTTCAACAGTAGGAGCTGTGCAAGTCGCAGTTATTGCTGGCGGTGGCGGAGGTGGTGGTGACAAAGGTGGTGGCGGTGGAGCAGGAGGATTATTAAATCCTGGAGCCGTAATACCCGTAACAGCATCAACAGGATATCCAGTCACAATCGGAGGCGGTGGTGGAGGTTCTCCACAACCAAGTCCAGGAACTCCATTATTAGGAGTGCCAGGTTGTAATTCAACAGCTATCATAGGTGGTGTAACAATCACTGCAACAGGTGGTGGAAGAGGTGGTGGAACAGGAGACACTGCAGGAGATCCAGGTGGATCTGGTGGAGGCGGTGGTTTCCATGACGCTGGAGGACCATATTCAGGATCACCAGGAACTTGCGGACAAGGTAATGCAGGTGGAGCATCTAACAACGTAGCATCACCAGGAGCCTGTGGATCAGGAGCCGGCGGTGGTGGCGGAGCAGGTGCAGTAGGTGGTAACGCACCATCATCTAAACCAAATACACAAGCAGGCATAGGTGGAGCAGGCACAGACTTATCACCAGTTTTTGGACCAGCAGTTGGAGTTTCTGGTTCAGTAGCAGGCGGTGGTGGCGGTGGAGCAGATTTTCCTGCACCAACAGGTATACCTCCAGGAGGAGCTGGCGGTGGTGGTAATGGCGGTAACGCTCCAAGTGGAGTAGGTGCAAATGCAACAGTTAACACCGGTGGCGGTGGAGGCGGTGGTGGAGGATCCGGTAATGGTGGTAACGGTGGATCAGGAGTAGTTTTAGTAAAAGAATTAAATGCAGCATCAGGTGTTTGGTCGATGCAATCTCAATTTTCAGCAATAAAACAAGGCAAGTGGCCTTTAACAGGAGTAAACGCTCACTACTTAGTTGTAGCTGGTGGTGGAGGCGGAGGTAGAGACGCAGGTGGTGGAGGTGGAGCTGGTGGACTTAGAATTTCATTCGACTCACCTTTAGCTGGAGCAACAGAATTTTTAACATTAGGTGATAACACAGTAGTAGTTGGTGGAGGTGGAGCTGGTGGTGGTTCTTCTTCTGTTAGAGGAACTTCTGGATGTGTGTCATCTATAGGAGATATATCAGCTGCCGGTGGTGGTGGCGGAGCTTCTGGTGGAACAGGAGTAAAGACTGGAGCCGATGGAGGCTCTGGAGGTGGTGCAAGAGTTGGTTGTAATGCTGGTGGTTCAGGAAATACGCCTCCCGTTGATCCGCCTCAAGGAAATGATGGTGGTAGTGGTGGACCTGCTCCTGGACAACGTTCAGCTGGTGGCGGTGGAGCAGGAGGAGCTGGTCCAACACCTAGTGGTGGTTCTATCGGTACAGGAGGAGTAGGTATACCATCTTCTATTACAGGTTCTGCATTATCTTACGCTGGTGGTGGAGGAGGAAGTTCGAATAGTGGTTCAATAGGGAGCAGTGCTTCTCCTTGTGGAACAGGTGGATCACATGGATCGAATGGAACAACTAACAGAGGTGGCGGTGGTGGAGGAGAAGGTGTTGGTGACAGCAGTACAGCAGGAAATGGAGGACCTGGTGTAGTTATAGTAAGAGTACCAAGCGCACACCCATTAAGTGTATCTCCAGGATCTAATTCTGTATCAAACTGTGTAGGGCCAGCTAACGATAGAGTGGCTACTTTCACTGTTTCTGGAACTTTGACAATCGGTTAAGAATATAATATACAATAGAAAGAAATATGAATTTATCAAATTATTGTTGGTGGTTTCAAAACGCTATTCCTGAAAGAATATGTGATGAAATTGTTAAGTATGGAAAATCTATATCCGATCAAATGGCTGTAACAGGTGGGTATGGTGATGGTAGAAAATTAAATCAAAAACAAGTTAAAGATTTAAAGAAAAAAAGAAATTCTAATATTGTTTGGTTAAACGATAGATGGATATACAAAGAAATACATCCATATGTTCATCAAGCAAACGCTAGTGCAGGTTGGAATTTTAATTGGGATTGGTCTGAGTCTTGTCAATTCACTAAATATGAAAAGGGACAATTTTATGATTGGCATTGTGATAGTTGGGATAAACCTTACGTAAGAGAAAACCAATCAGCACCTGATCATGGAAAGATAAGAAAGTTATCTGTAACTGTTTCTTTATCTGATCCAAAAGAATACAAAGGTGGAGAGCTAGAATTTGATTTTAGAAATAATGACCCTGATAAAAAAGTAAAACCATATAAATGTAAAGAAATTTTACCAAAGGGGTCTTTAGTTGTATTCCCGTCTTTTGTTTGGCATAGAGTTTGTCCGGTAGTAAAAGGATCTAGATATAGTTTAGTAATATGGAACTTAGGATACCCTTTTCGATGAAAGATAAAAAAGAACAATTATTTAGAGAAGATTATTTTACTTGTCCAATATATTGGATGGACAAACCAGAATGGATTAATAAATTAAATAAAGCATCAGATCCTTATATTAGAAAAGCTAAAAAACTTAATGATAAACATATAAAAGAAAGAACTAAAAAACATGGTGACAAAGGAGATCATGGTATGGTTCATCACTCTACCAGCCTTATAGGTGACCCAAAATTTATAGATTTACAAAATTGGATAATAGCCACTGCTTGGAATTTATTAGACGAACAAGGATTTGATTTATCTGGACATCAATTATTTTTAACTGAACTTTGGGTGCAAGAGTTTTCTCATTTGGGAGGAGGACACCATACTTTACACACTCATTGGAATGGCCACATGTCTGGTTTTTATTTTTTAAAAGCTAGTAACATAACATCACGACCTGTATTTGAAGATCCAAGACCAGGCAGATGTATGAATCTTCTACCTGAAAAAGATAAAACTAAATTAACATTAGCTACGTCTCAAATAAATTATGATGTGAAACCAGGTAAACTTATATTTTTTAATTCTTTTATGCCTCATTTGTATAGCGTTGACAATGGGTATGAACCCTTTAGATTTATACATTGGAACATACAAGCGATACCAAAACCAGTTTTAGACTGTTATAAAAATGATATTAAAAAATAAAAAGATGATTAATTATATAAAAACTATCTTGGGCACTGGTTCAAAAATTCAAGATGATTTTGTAGAAACAATAATAGAAGAAAAAAGAAAAGAAATAATGAAAAGGAGAAAAAATGTCATTCAAAAAAAATAAATATTGCGTTATGAAAGGAGCTATATCAAAAGAGTTAGCAGATTTTTGTTATACTTATTTTTTAAATAAGAGAAGAGTAGCTAGATTTTTATTTGATCATAAATATATATCACCTTTCACAGAGTACTTTGGTGTGTGGAACGACACCCAAGTTCCTAATACATATTCACATTATAGTGATATTGTCATGGAGACTTTATTACAAGGTCTTCAAACTAAGATGGAAAAACAAACTGGCTATAAATTACAGCCAGCATACTCTTACGCTAGAATATATAAGGATGGAGATGTATTGCATCGTCATAAAGACAGATACTCTTGTGAGATATCTACTACGTTAAATCTTGGTGGTGATCCTTGGCCTATATATTTAGACCCTACAGGTAAAGAAAAACAAGCTGGTGTTAAAGTAGATTTAGATCCTGGCGATATGTTAGTCTATATGGGTTGTGAACTAGAGCATTGGAGAGAAGCTTTCAAAGGCAAGGACTGTGCACAAGTATTCTTGCATTATAATGATGTTAAGAAGAAAACAGCCAAAGAAAACATATATGATAAAAGACCTTTTTTAGGTTTACCAGCGTGGTATAAAGGCTTTAAAATCAATAAATAATATTATATAGTCCTGTTTTGATGAGGAGTATTTCCACCACACCACAATACTCCTCGTCTAAACAGGATATTATATGTTACAAAAAATAGGCTTTGCACCAGGTATTAATAAACAAATTACAGCGACTGCAGCTGAGGGTCAGTGGATAGACTGTGATAATGTTCGTTTTAGGTATTCTACACCAGAAAAAATAGGTGGTTGGAAACAACTAGGTGCAGACAATGTTACAGGAGCTGCTAGAGGATTACACCAATTCATCAATAGTCAGAGTATTAAATACTCAATCATAGGAACAAACAGAATATTATACGCTTATTCAGGTGGTGTGTTCTATGACATACATCCAATCAAATCTACAACTACACTTTCTAATGCATTTAGCACAACTAATGGATCAGCCATAGTTACAATTACGATTACATCTCATGGTTTTGAAGCAGGAGATATTGTTTTATTAGACAACTTTTCATCTATTACTAATTCAAACTTTAGTGCGTCTGATTTTGATGACATAAGATTTATGGTAACATCTGTGCCAACAGCAGACACTATAACAATCACAATGCCCTCAAACGAGACAGGATCAGGTGCTACAACATCTGGTGGTATTAGAGTTCGACACTATTATCCTGTAGGACCTGCCGTTCAAGCAAAAGGTTTTGGTTGGTCTCTTGGAACTTGGGGTGGTGAAGAAATAGGATCTGCTACCACAACTTTAAATGGAGCTATATCTAGCACCTCTGGTGGTAACAATGGATCAGCTACAGAAATAACTTTAACAGACGCTACACAGTTTCCATCATCAGGAACAAACTTTGTGCAAATAGGCACTGAAGAAATATCTTACACAGGTATTACAGGAAACAAACTTACAGGTATTACAAGAGGAGTCAGAGGCACATCACCAACAACACACAGTAATGGAGCGACAGTTACAAACTCTTCAGGCTACGTTGCATGGGGTGAAGCTGCATCTGGTGACTTAGTATTAGAACCAGGTATGTGGTCGTTAGATAATTTTGGTGACAAAGCTATTTGTTTAATACACGATGGTGAAGTGTTTGAATGGAACTCGGCGGCAGCTAACGCTACATCAAATAGAGCAACAATCATATCTGGTGCACCTACTGCATCAAGACACATGATTGTATCCACACCGGATAGACACTTAGTGTTCTTTGGTACGGAAACAACGATTGGCGATAAATCTACACAAGATGATATGTTTATTAGATTCTCAGACCAAGAGGATATTAATGTTTATGTGCCTACAGCGACCAATACAGCTGGCACACAAAGACTGGCCGACGGATCACGGATCATGGGAGCCATTAGAGGTAGAGATGCAATTTACGTTTACACAGATACAGCTTTGTTCTTACAAAGATTTGTAGGTCAACCATTTACATTTGCCTTTGTGCAAGTTGGAACTAACTGTGGGTTAGCAGGACAGAACGCAGTTGTTGAGGTAGATGGTGCAGCATACTGGTTATCTGAAAATGGTTTTTTTAAATATGCCGGTGCACTTGAAACACTACCATGTTTAGTAGAAGATTTTGTGTATGATGACATAAATTTAGATTCTGGTAATCAAATGATAACTGCAGGACTTAATAACTTGTTTGGTGAAATTATGTGGTTTTATCCAACATCTTCATCCTCTGTTGTAAATAGAATGGTTTGTTACAACTATCAAGACTCATCACCAAGAAGACCAATATGGACAGTAGGCACGTTAGCTAGAACAAAATGGGCTGACTCTGCTATTTTTGGTAAACCGCACGCTTTAGAATACGATGCAGATGGAGTAGAACCATCGACATCTGCTACTTACGTGCAAGGAAACACGGATGGCACGTCAACATATTATGAACATGAAACAGGCACAGATCAAATTAAAAGTGGTACGACAACTGCTATAACTGCAAATATTCTGTCTGGTGATTTTGATATTACACAAAGAGTTATTAGAGGTGCACAAACTAATATTTCAGATTTAAGAGGAGACGGTGAGTTCTTGATGAAAGTAAGAAGATTCATACCAGATTTTGTTTCACAAACAGGCAATACTCAAGTTACGTTAAATTTAAAAAACTATTCTAATGACGCTGCAGCTAGTTCATCACTTGGTCCTTTTACAGTAACATCATCTACAACAAAAGTAGATACAAGAGCTAGGGCTAGAGCGATAGCGTTGAAGATAGAAAATACAGGAGCGAGTCAAGATTGGAAACTAGGCACATTTAGATTAGATATACAATCAGACGGTAGAAGATAATGGCAAAGATAGTGCAAGTATTAACAAGACCCAGTAAAGAGTATAGACAATCTGTAGCTGATGCACAGGTTAGGGATCTTGATGGTGTGATACAAAAATTAAATACAACGTATCAACAAGAACTAAAAGATGAGATGGAAGCTGAAAACTTCTTTTTAACATAATGGCAAATAGTTTTATAAATAAAAAAGCAGATTTAACAACGACTGATCTTACATCTTTGTACACAGTCCCTGATTTTAAAACGTCTGTGGTAAAATCTATATTAGTATCAAATGACTCAGGATCTAGTTGTAATATAGATGTTACACTTGTTAATGCGTCATCTGCTGTATTTAGTTTATTTAAAACAAAAGCAGTAGATACAAACACAACAGTAGAATTATTATCTCAACCATTAGTAATGGAAGAAAAAGAGATACTAAAAGTACAAGCTAGTGATGCCAATGAATTACATGTCATAGCTTCAATACTAGAAATAGAACCAAGAGAGGTAACAACATAATGAAAGAAATAATACCAGAAAAGATAATAACAACCATATCTAACCTAAAAACAGGGGAGATATATAAAACAGAGGACGAATGGAGGGCAAAAGGCGTGTCAGAAACAGAGATTAGACGAGATGTAAAAGTAATCATGCCTTCGCTTGATTTGTTCCCTAAAACCAAGTAGTGTGGAAAAATGGCAATAATTAGATCAAAAATAGCAAGACAATTACTAGCAGAAGGCGGAGCACCTAGAAAAGGGTTTATGTTTGGAGGTCCTGGATCTGAAGAGCAACAAGCATCTTTTGGAGATCAGGCTGCTATGAATCAAGATGACTATGAAAGTTTAGATCAAGAAGGTCAAGCAGAAGTGGATCAAGCTAGATTTGACGCTGGTATTAGGTCAGCTGATTTTTCAAACACACAAGCCCCAAGTTTCTCTGAAAACTTAGGTACAATATTTAAAAATTTAGAAACTGATTCAAAAATGAATCGTATAGGTAGAGGTGTGCTAAAAACTCCAGGAGCAATTAAATCTGCTTTTGGTTTTAGAAAGGTTTCACCAGAGCTTCTTCAAACGCTAGCAGAAGATTACACTGGTGTAATTGGTGATCAAGCAAAAAATCAAAAAGGTTTGTTTTCAGAGGGTCTAGTAGGTGGTGATATAAGTTTAGCAAACGCTGCTAAAACATTTCAAGGCTTAGAAGATTTAGGTGTAGACTTAACAAAAGATATAAGATCTCAAGTAGCAGATATTTCTAGATCAAAATTTTCAGAAAGATTTGGACCAAAAACAAACATTAGTGAAGGTGGAGACAACGAACCTATAAAAAGATTAAGACAACCAATAGCAGAAAAAATAGAAGAACCTAGACAGGGCACATTTGATGACATATTAAAATTCTACGGTGCAAAATTTGAAGACGGTGGTGAAGTAAGACAGGAATACGGTCTAGGTAGTATTGTAAAAAAAGCTACAAGAGCTGTTAAAAAAGTTGCAAAGTCACCATTGGGTAAAGCTGCATTAATTGCAGGATTCGGTGCATATGGTTTAGGTGCAGGTCCTTTTGCTAACGTTGCTGGCTCTGGATTTTTAAAAGGTCCATTAGCTAAAAAATTATTTTTAAAAGATGTTACTAAAGATTTTGCATTAAGTAATTTAAATCCTTTTTCAGCTATTACAGCAGCGTCATTACTAGCAGGTGGTTTATCTAAAGAAGACGAAGAAGATGAAAAACTACCAACAGTGGCTAACACAGATCCAGCTTTCCAAAAGTATTTAGAATTTTATGGTGGTCCTAGAAGATTTGCTGAATCAGGTGGTGATATTGATGAGGCACCTATGAAAATGGCGTCTAATATAGAAAATGAAAGAATATTAGAAAATCTTTTTGAAAAATATTTAGATATGGGTTTATCTCCAAAAGATGCAGAAATT